CCTGTTGCGCTCAAGTTGACATGGTTGCCAACAAGAACGGTTGGACCGTCGATGGTCTGCGAATTGAAGAACATCACCTCACACCACATCAAGTTGCCCGGTGCCGTTGACTGTGTCAGCACCACCGTGTGAGATGTGCTTGGGTCAATTTTCAGCTTGAACAGGAACGGGTCGAAGTTGTTCAGGGCTTGGTTGTATGCGGCTCCTCCAGCCGATTGCGTAGATACAACTGCACCATCAACTGTGATCGTGAATTGGTTCGTGTTTGAGACAGACTTACATGCCACCAGATACAACGTGTCATTGCCTGCTGGCACAGTCATTGTTGCGGTTGAATTCAGCGCGTTCGAGTAGCTAAAACGCTTTGTTGCGTGTGCTGGCGTCCATGTATGCGTCCATGTACCCGAATAAGTTACAGCAGGATTTGGGACGTTTGCCGCAATGTTGTTCGGGTCGTGGCTACGAATCTTGTTTGTTTCTGGCAGAGCCATCCACGCAAGTGCAGCTTCGGTGACAAGTTGCGTGTCCTTCATTACGTCAGGAGATGGCCCGTACAAGCGGACCTGATTAAGCCCAACGATGCCCAACAGTACATCGTTTGCCGTCAGCTTCAAATCGTTCAATGTTGGACTGACATAAGCCCCAGTGGTTTGCGATGAAACGGCACCCTGAACAAATCCACCTGGGAAATTTGATCCGTACTTTGTATTTAGCAGGTACGCATAACCGCCTGTTGTCGGAGTCGTTGCGCCTACGCCCTGCCCGTATGAATCACCGTAGACCATTAGCCGGTTGAGACTCAATTTCTTGGCTTGCAGACGACGCAATGCGCGTGCGTAATGGCTAACAACTCCTGTCCTTGCCGTTGCCTGAGCGCTCGCATCGTCCAGTGTAACAGCGCCCGTTGTGGTATTTAATTTACCAGTAATAGCATGAGCGAGGTCTTTCTCAACCCCTGTACCGTTGTCGTATTCAACATATACCTTACCTGATTGTTCATCAAGATTAAATTCACTTACATTCATAATATATTTCCTTTAAACCATTCCAAGTTTCTTACCAATAAACATCAATACCCCACCGACTACAGCATAAATCAAAGCATCAAGCATTCGATTTGTTTGTCTGTTTAATGGGGCTTGTTCAGCTAAGTTATTTACTTTATCAACCAATTTGTTGTGTTCAGATTTTTGATCATCTAATTCCTTCATAGCCCTTTCAATAAGTCTAACTGTTTGAGTATTACGCTCTTCAAGTAGGACTAGCTTAGTTACAGCAGAAGACATTTCCTTCATGCTTTCTCTCATGCTATCCTTCAATTCATTCACGTCTTGATGCAGTGACTGTAATCTATCTGCTACAATTTTCACGGTAGTATCATCCATAGTAGTATTTTCAAAGTTAGTTTTCATGTTACTGCTTTATAGTTATAATTATTTGTAGTACTAAACCCAAAGAGTTAGCTTTGGGTTTATGAAAGATTAGGAGTATTCGTAGATGATTACTTCTCCATTGCCGCCTGAGTTTCCATTAGCAGCAGCAGATGAAGCAGCCAGTATTCTAGAGAGGCCCGCAACACCGCTTTTTGGATTGGCGGCTACACAAGGAGCGATTGAAGGGTTATCACTCCAGTTATTACCGTTAGTGCCAAATAATACCCCTTGAACAAAAATGGTGTGGTTTCTTTCAAGCACAACAAAATGCCCCCCTGAGTTATTAATCGAATTTGGACCAACATTACTCACTGTCTCAGGAAACACAGTAGTAGCGTATCCTGCTGCACCATACCACCCGCCTGTTATCGAGATAAAAGACGAGTCAGTATTGTTCTGTACAATAGTAACTCCACCATTTACCCCGTTAGTCGGTGACGCACTCCCTGTGCCACCTGCACCTGCGGCTCCGACCATGACAGAGTATGCCCCCCCTAGAGATACCCCCCTGGGAATCTCACACCTGACAAACTGCCCGGGAGAGCCTGGGACTGACATGGAAGCTTGGGAAGCATTAGTTGGAGGACAACCTCCACTACCACCACCAGCAGATATTAATGTCATTACAACATACTTGGTCTTAGCATTAGGTGTCCACGTAAATGACCCAGGGGATGAATATACGGTTCTTGCAATCAACCTCCCCGCCTCCAAACTAACATACCCACCTCCACTATACCCCTCAATCACGCCAAGAGTACTATTCTTCCGAATCATACCTTCTTGAGGTGAAGCCGGTCTTTGTGCTGTAGTTCCTTCTTGAAGTTTAGTAGCACCTGTTCCCAGGTTAAGTAAATCACCTGTAGAAGTAAGTTTTACATACTCAGTGTTATTTGTAGCAAGAGAAAGAGTACTATTCTCAAAATTCCAAAGGTAAGTAGAAAGGCCATCTAACTGCAACAAAGTACCGTCTGTAGTTGTAAACCCCGTAGTGCTATTCTGCAAATAGAAGGAAGAAGGGTTAGTTGTAGTGTTTACAAGGGTAAGTGTCTTACCATTTGAGATAGGCACAGCACCTAAACCAATATTCCCACTAGCATCTTTATAAATCTGATTAGAACCAATGTTAATTACACCAGTTCCACCAGTTAAAGTACCTGTGTAACTTAGGTTAGTCACACTAGCAGTAGGCGACACCAAAGAAGCAATATTAGCCGTACCAGATGAATTAAAATCCTTTACACTAATACTCTCTGGATCTTGATAAGCCATCCCACCAAGCATTGAATTGACTGGAATCTGATCAGGATTTGTTCCGATAAGAGTTGTCATATCTCCTCCTTAAATTGCTGTTAGAGTTTGTAACTCTTGGTTTGTTAGTTTCTTAGGGTAGTAGGTGAATCTACGGAGGTGACCTCTTAGTAAAGAAGTTCCTGCTGTGGTGGCACCAATCCTCAAGGTGTTCATATTTTTGAACAAAGGCCCACTTGTGTCACTTACCACAGTGGAAGAGTTAAATGAAGTGTTAAGATCGTTTTGAGCAAATGAAAAGCCCACTCTGTACAAGGCACCAACTCCCCAAGTAAACGGACTGTCACTTGCTGTTACTGTTGTGCCCGCATAGTTATTGACCGCACGTAAGTAATTGTTTGTGTTTGCTGCAATATACAGAATATTTGAAGAAGTTGAATCGTTGATTGACCACACCCCATTACTAAAATAACTCACCAAAGGCTTCTGTTCCATCTTAAACTCAGAATAAACACTCCCCTCTTCTTGGTTATACCAACTTGAGAAGTTAGTTCCTGTCATGACAGCGTTATCGTAAGATCTAGAAGCTGTGGCCCCTGTTGTGGTAACATAGGAACTCGGGGAAGCTGAAGCATCTTCAATTTGAGCCCCCCAGATAAATAATCCATCATAACCATTGCCTACTGTACTTGGTGCCCGGGCAGAGTTTGGTGCATTGATTACCCATAAATAAACGCTCCCTGCACTACTTGATATAGGGGTAAAGCTAATAGAACAACGATACCATCCATTTCCAGCATGAGTAATTACTGCTTCAACAGAAGAACCAATTGAACCAAGGGTTCCATTCTGTAAATCAAAGTTAGCGTATTCATTTGGTTCTAATCCACCGCCTGTGACAATTAGCTGTAAATATTGTTTTTCTTTTGCTTTGGCATATACGGAATAGGAATATTTCTTAGAGCTTGCTGCTATAATTGATAAACTTTGACTTATATAGTGTCCCGCTGTTGTGGCATGTTCAATTAATTTATCAGCGGATTCACTGCCATCTGGAGCAATAGTGAAATCACTATAAATAGTGCTACTTGATTTACTCCAAGCAGCATTCCCAAAATCCTCAGAATAAGTCAAAAGATTTGTAGTAGCATCTTCAATCAATAACCCTTTACATTCTTTAGTAACAGGGTCATGATCAAATCTAGGTTGATTGACAGAAGCTGTAACTAGAGTGCTTTGATAATTTGTAATAGGTTGAGTTGTAGTAGCTTGATAAGGACCAACTGAACTACGTTGTTCAACTTGAGCACCGAAGATATAGACTGAGTTTGATGTGCTACCTGTGTATGAACCATAGTAACCCATTGAGGAACTGTTTGCCATCAGAATATAGAATGGGCAAATTGTACTCGACGTGCTTGCTGGGTTGATTGATGTAATAGAGCACCTGTACCAGCCATTCCCTGCAGAAGTAATACTTGCTGTGACTCCTGAACCCACTGTCCCAAGTGTTCCATTTTGTACATCAAAATTAGCATAACATGTGGAATTCCAAGGACTATTGTCCAGAATAAGTTGGAGATGTTGTCTTGAATTATACTTTGCATAGATCGAGAAAGTATAATGACTCCCTACCGTGACCCCCATCTGCTGGTAAGTGAAATGCTGACTGTTTGCAGTAGTTTCAGTCAAAGTCTCAGAAGTACTCTGACCAAAAGGATTAACTTGAGTATTTGCTGTAACAGTGGCGTTAGTCTTAGTCCAAGCTGCATTATCAAACTCTTCAGACCTGACCAACAAATTCTCTTCAGCTTTATGAACTGTCTTACCATCAAAATACTTAGCAGCAGAGCTTCTTGTAAAAGTAATCCTAGGATCAAGATATTTATTATTTACAAAATCTAGGTTCAAAGAAGGTCTAATTGTAGGATACTGTGTACTGATTTCAAGTACAATAGGAATCCAATTAGTTGCATCTGCACTTGGATCTGTTGTACCTGCACCAGCAATCTTACGTCTATAAGTTCTTCCTGTAATTGGAGAATAAACTAGATTACCAATAGAATAAGTTGTACCAGAAACCCACAAAGCAGCACCAGAAGAACTAGCTGCATTATTTGCAGAACCTGCTGCAGCGAAGGCGCTAGCCTGAGCGTTATTAGCAGCAGTTACTGCAGTGTTCTTATTTGTCTCTACTGTATTACCTAGTGCTGTCAGTTCAGTTGCTAGAGCATTAACTTGTGTTGCAAAGTCAGGTAATTCACCAAGGAAGTTATCAGCACGAACGCTGAAGTTTGTAGGATCAGTCCGACTAGGAACAGGTAACGGTAATTGGTCAATAATTTGTGTCATTTCACTAATCCTTTATGTAAATGCTTAGTCATATTATTCCTTTAAACTAAGCCTTCAATCTGCAAGGAGCAAATACTATGAGTCGGGTATGGAATCTCTACGGAGTAATCCCGATAGAAACCATATACAGTCAAGGACTCAAAAGCTCCATTAGCACCAACCCACAGACAGGGTGTAGCTCTTAAATAATTCAATCTAGCAGCAACAGAGTCAACAATAGCGTTGTCAACGTCCAAGGTAACATCCATCTTTTTACTGAATGTTCTTTTTACAATAGTTGCTTTACCAAATTCGTTTACTTCTTTCTTGCTATAATCAATAATACCAATCTTAGCACCGTATTTAGTATTACCTAATTCAATTGCAGTTCCTGCAATAAAGTTACCAACTTGCAAAGGGTTAGCATTGTTCTCAATAGTAATTGTAAAAGTAGTACTAGGGATTGCTGGAATATCTGTAATGATTAATTCAGTTGCTAGGAAAGAATCTGCAGTAAAGTAATCATACCAGTTATTGATAACAGCACGATCACCTAAGTTATATGTTTGGTCATAATAGTTTGGATAGCCTGGGGCTGTAGCTTGAATTCTAACTGACCTTGCTGTTAGTTCAACCAGAGCAATACTTGTTGCTCTATCCATAGTAAATGAAAATACAATATTTGCACCAGATGAATAGCTGAATGTACCACCGGATGTATCAAAAGCAGCCCACCTATTTGTTGGACCCACTTCAACCCAATGAGTTGTTAATTGATAAGGAGGTGTATCCTTATCAGGGGAACTAGTAATAGAAGCAACAGACTCATATACTTTATGATGACCTGTTGTTACGATTACTCTTGTCCCAATTGTAGGGTAAGCAGTTCCTGAAACCCAAACTGGATAATCAGTTTCTGGCAATGAACTACTAATAAAATTACTATCATCTATTGTTTTCGGGATGATTACCGTAAATGGTTTTGCCATAACTAACTTTCTATAAAGAAAAGAAGGAGGTATTACCCTCCCTCTTTCTTATTACACAGTATGAACTTGCACAGGAGCAGTTTCAGTATTGACAACTACAGAGAAGTTATTACCATCAGCAGCAACACGATCTAGGATCTTATGCATCTTACTGTTTGTGAGGGCTGTAGCGACTGCAGCAGCCTCCAAATCAGCAACCTTAGCATTGAGTACCTTCAACTCAGTTAGAAGCTCCTGATTCGTTTTATCGACGACTAGAGTACCTCCCGAAGATGAAGATCCAGAGGTTGCTCCTGTTAGAGAACTACCTACTGTTACATTACCAGAAGAATCAGTAGACATACCAAGCATTTTCATTGTTTCAGACAAGCTGGCAGCTAACCAAGCCTTAGTCTTAGCAACTTCAAACTCAGTACTTGCTGTACCCATTACTGCAGTTTCAATAGCCTTACTCAGATCAGGTAATGACTTCAGAGAATCTAAATTGCCTGAACGAGCAGATGCTGTCTTAATCGCAAACTGAGCTTGTAGAGTACCAGAACCAGATCCAGCAGTAACACCACGCAACCTATTGATTTCATCCTGGATAGATTTACCAGCAGACTCCAAAGCCTTAGTCAACTCTTCAGTTGCTTTCTTTTGATCTTGAAGTAACCAGATTTGCTCTTGTAAAGCTCTGTTACTTGGATCAAGAGATTCCAATGCCTTTTTACGTTGTTCAGCTTCTGTGGTTTGTAATTTCAGAAGTTCTTCTTCTAAACCTACTCTCTCAGATTTGATTCTATCAGCTTCGTCTGCTACAGTTTGGAATGCTGCACTCAGTCCAAGCAATTTACCTAGCAGGGCCTTGCCTGATTCAGTAGTCGTATCGACACCCTTAACCAAGGTCACAAAAGCTTCTGCTGTTGTTGGCATTGAATCAATACCTAGCAGTTTAAACTTAGCTCTCAAGGACTCTGTGGCCAACGAAAGTTGTTCAGCCTCTGGTAGTAATCCAGTAAATGCACTGATAGAGGATTTAAGGTCATCTAAGCCCTTACCACCCTTGATCAATGACACACCAACCAGATCACCAGTTAAACCGATACCAGCTAGTGATTCACGAATAGATGTCAAAGATTGATAAGCCTCAACCATCCCTGCAGCATCACCGCCAAATGATTTGATGATATCTGAAATACCATTCAAACCTTCTTTAGCTAAGATACTGTCACGAATCAGTTCAGCATCTACATCACCTTGTTTAGCTTGGATATCCTTGAAATTAATCGCAGAAATACCCAACATATCCAAAGCATTGGTGGCGTACTCAACTCCTGTAGCTACTCTAATTACTGTTTCAAGATACCCCTCATCAAGTCTATTAAACTCTTCAAACCCAGGAATAACTTGTTCAGCTAACAAATCACCAGCTTTGCTAAATACAGCCTGTAGCTTCTCTTCGATGTTTCCACCAGAAAGATCTACTTTACCAATTGAGACAGTTGCTGAATTAATCTTGTTCTCTACATCTTGCATTGCAAGACCAAGTGGACCAGATGCAGCTTTCAAAGCTTCAGCCATGTTTACAAAGATCATAGTCAACTTGCGATCTAAGTCTTCTGTACCTTGGTCAATGATGTTTGTGCTGCGACTCTTTGAAGTAGTAAATCCTGCTACTTTTCTCTTAGTTAGAACGTCAGAATAGTACTGAGCATCAAACCCTTCAGATAGGACTTTACCTAGGTTTTGTTCACCTGAGTAAATACCTTGACCTGTAATCTTTGTTGTTTTACCAAATAAATTCTTTGATAAGCTATCAAAAGCTTTACCAAGACCTAACATTTCAGAAACACCAAAAGTTACCGCAGCCATTGCACCACGACCTACATTCGCCACAGCATTAGAGAAGTTTGTATCAAACTTACCAGTAGCAATACCTTCACCTGACTTACTAATATCAATAGCACCAGATTGAGCCAAAGCTGCACCAAGTACTTTTGTATTATTGTCAATACTTCTCAAAGCTGTCAGCATTCCTGCTGAGTATTTGAGTTGCATTGTGTCGATGTCGTTTAGGCGAGAGAAGGAATTAGATAGAGATTGACTCTTTGCGTTCTTATCTCCTAGGACAGTACCAATACCTTCGTTTGAGGCTATTCTATTATCCCCTCCACCAAACGCCCCTGAAACAGCAAAACCTAGTCCAGCCATCACAGCAGCCATAGCAGCCATTCTTGCAGGAGCAGTGATTGGGTCACCAACTGCTTGAGTAGCTACTCCAGTGGCCGCTGCGGCATTCCCAATACCAAATAACGCTGCAATTTGCTTACCTGCAGATGCAATAGCAGATCCTGCAACTTGAGCATACCCCCATAATTTCACAGCCGTATCTTTGATACTTAAAGCTATACTGTACGCTTGTAAGCCTGTTTCTACACCGTAAGCAATCTTAGCAGCAGCAGTCTTCTTACCAAAGAAGTTCTTTGCAGCACCAGCCATCTTTGCATAATTATTGATCTGACCGTGGAAGTATTTGTCTTCTTGCTTCTGACGTTGCTCAGGACTCTTAGTTTCAGCTTGAACTGCATCATAAGCTTCTTTAGCATCTGTAGCACGATTCATAGCATCAATCATAGAACCAATACCACCTGCAACGACCCCAAACTGATCAGCCATTACTTGACCAAAGTTTGCTTTGCTCATGTCTTCTGTGAACTTAGCAAAGGTATCAATGAAATAATTCAATTCACCTTGCTTACCTGCATCAGAAACCATTGCATCACGTCTAGCTTCCCAAGCCTTGATGTTGCCTTCAACAGCAGTCTTTTCAGCCTGCATTTTAACCATCAAATCATCAAGATCTTTGGTAGGCTTCCCTTCAGAAATAGCAATACCTTTACGGTAAGAAATATCAGCAACTCTACGATCTGCTTCTAATCTACTAATTTCCAATTGGTAAGCAATACCAGCATGACGGTTTTCTTCATCGAGCTTTGCAGCAGCAATTGCTTGCTCTTTTGGATCAGATGTGAGTCCTTTGATTCTGGCAGCATTAGCACGTTCGCGCTTATCAACAAGATCTTGCTCTTTCAAGTTGATCTCGTCAAGTTGCTTAGAAATATCTCTCCAAGCCTTCAAAGCATTACGAATTTCACCTTCATAAGTTTTGATATAGTCCGTATCAATTTGTTGCTTCTCAGCACCAAGTTTACTTTCCATACCTTTCTTAGTATTTTGAAGATTATCCTTAGCTCCACCTTTTGCATTAGCAATTTGCCTGTCAATCTCATCATTCCACTTCTTACCAAAATCTTCCAAACGCTTATATCGTTCATTAAAAGACTTAGTAATCAATTCATTTTGAGATTTGACATTATCTTCCATGTCTCCAATCTCAAGCTGTTGGTAGAACTTCTTGATTTCAAGTTGAGATTGCAACTGAGAAGTTACTCTGCGTTTTTCATCTTCATAACTTTTCTCAAGGACAGATAAAGTATTCTCTTTTAGCTCTTTTGATTTGTTTTGAGTATCCCATTCTTTCTTATACAATTCATCGTATTGCTTAAGTTGTTCTGGGGTCACGAATTTCCGCTTGTCAACACCGATACTTTCCCTACGTTTTGCAATATAGTCAGTCAGACTTAGTGTTTTAGCTAACTGTTCATTGTTAATCTTAGTCGCATCTTTCAGGTCTTTTTCGATCTCTAGTTGATTACGACCCTTCTCAACATTATACTCTTTCCAGTATGCATCAGCCTTTTCAATGCGAACTCTCGACTGTGCAATCCTAACTTGTTCTTCTGCATTTGCGATGTCATTCTTTGAAGAGAATCTACTACCTTTTAAATAGTCCAAATTCTTCTGAGCTTTAGCTAATTCTTCTGTCGCGCCTGTTGCTCTTGTCATTTCTGCAAGAACATTAGAGATAGGCTCAAATGCTTTACCAATAGCAATACCAATCCTAGTCCAGATGCCTGCTTGCTTTTCATAGTCTTTTGAGACTTCGCCTAAAACTCTAGCTGCCTCTTTATCCGCTAAGGTAGCCGCATTAACCATCTCACCTTTCTTTTCAAAAGCTTTGACAGATTTAATGACTTCTTCATTAACGAGCCCAGTTTGAGTCTGGAGGTCCCTAAGAGCCTTCACAGGCTCATCCTTGAACTTAGCAAAGCGTTTAACAGTCTCTTCGATCTTAGGTCCACCAACACGCTCTAGTTCAATAGCAGCTTTATTAATCAGCAAGAATTGCTCTTGAGTGAAACCACCTTCTTTAGCCATAGCTGTCAAAACACGAGTAGTGTCAGTCATACTAACACCCAGCTTACCTTGTTCAGAGATCAAAGCACTTGCTTGAGAAATATTCATTCCAAGTGAAGCACCTGTCAACAACAAAGAACGGCTTAGTTCATTTTCAGCTTTGTTTGTTTTGTAGAGAGCTACAAGATAAGTACCAAGAGCTACTGCACCAACAACCAGAGTAGCCCCAACAAGTGTCATAGCTAATTGCAAAGCCCTAAACCCTGCTGTCATCTTCCCAGGTGACATTTCGATAGCATCTTTAAACTGCTTCGCAGCTTCTGCGCCATGCAAAAACTCAATTTGGGTTGCACGCATAGCAATAGTCATTTGCTGGATGTTTTTCGTTAGGAAGTTACCGATACCAACAGATGTGTCTTTAATCGCTCCACCAAGTAAAGAAGTAACAGCAAAGGCTGTATCTTTTACACTTGCTGCCATTGCTTTCATACTATTGCGCATTACCTCTGCCATGTCTTTGCTATCAACCTTCATCATAGCAAACTGATCTCGCAACTGACCACCTTGCTGTAACATAACCGTCAAAGGACTTTGACCTGTTGACAACCCAACAAAGATGTCAGTAATCTGAGGACCAACAGCACGAGTAATATAATCAGTCTTCTTGTTGTTATCTGCAGTAGTGATGGTTTTCTGAGCTTCCCTGAATTTCTTCAGTTTATCAGCCTGAGCATCTGCAGTCATACCGCTCTTCTTGAGAGCAGCTTCAAACTTAAAGATACCGTCAGAAGTACTCTTACTGAAAGCAGCATTGACTTCAAGAGCAGCATTCTCGACCTTAGCTAATTCACGTTCAATGTACTCATTAGCTTTAGCTACGTCATTAGCAGCTTTGATCTCTTCTCTGGCAGTTTTCTTAGCTACTCTTTCCATTTCTTCTGATACGGCCCTGCGCTTGTTTAATTCTACACTTGTAGAGGCGTATCCTGTACGCAGTTCAAGCAAGGCTTCCTTTAGTTCAGAGGCTGACCTACCTTCGGACTTGAATTGCTGTGTGAGTCTTTCAGTATCTCTAACGAAGTTGACAATTTCATCACGGGTAAGAGATAGACCTTCTTGAGTCAAAGAGTCAACATCGTTAAGCTCTTTAAGCTCTTTTCTCATCTTCGTCAAACCAGAGGCTGACTTGTCAAAAGTATTCAGACCAGTAATACGATTATACTCTTGAAAAGAATTCGCTAGAGTAATCATCTGTTCAGAAGTAGCACCAAGAAGATTTAAACTAGCTAGTTGCTTGGCTTGACTGTTAGTTAAGCCTTCACCCATATTAATAAAACCTTCAGCTACTTTGAAAGTTTCATTACGCATAATCTTCATTGACAGAGTTTGCCTTTCAACCATCTTGGTTGCAGCATTCATCTTCTCTGTATTATTTTCAAGAGCTTCAGTGTTATCTTCTGTAGAATTAGTAGCAGCTTTAGTCTCTTCTCTTTGTTTCTTTAAAGTATTGAGTCTATTTTGCTTTAGCTTCTCTTGATCATTTTCTAATTTAACTTCTTCTCTTTGGACTTGGATACTCTCTTTACGAGCAGCAGCCGTTTCACGAATAGCTTGTGACGCCGCTTTCAATTGACCTAGCTTGTTAATAGCTTCAGTCAAAGCACCAGTCTCTACTGTGAATTTAATTTCTGATAGATTGTAACTCATAATCTAATCCTTCATTCATTTATTTAGTACTAACGTAAGCACTAAAGAAATAACAGAAAATCCTATACACAGCAAACCATGTATAGGATTAAATTAGTTCTTACTTTGCTTTTTATTTTGTTTATTAATCTCTTCAATAGTTACTCTATCAAATATCTTAATAACTTGAACTTCCCAAGGTTCAAACTCTACGCCCATCAGAATTGAATAACTCATTATCTCTGTATAAGAAATAGGAGATATACCAAAACCACTAGGTCTACTAGAACTTAAACATATGAAATCCTCCCAGACTTTTTTAAACTCATCAGGAAGTTCAATTAATTCTTCTAGTTCTTTGGGCTTTCTGCCTGTAATCTTTTCAACTGAAGCTAGATGTTCTCTTGTTGATAACCCATCAGACTGAGTTTCATTTAGCTTCATTTCTTGTCTTACGAAGGCAATAGCGTCTTCAAGACTTGAGAAAGTTTAGTAGCTGTGAAGCTTCCTCCCGGACTTGATCACGGATGAACTTATGCTGACGCATTACACGCTGGATGTTCTCAGGTGTGCAAGGTAGTTCAGTTACTGCCTTACCTTCACCTTCTTCTAGACCCTTCCAAGAGATTACACGAACTGAAGCGTCTTCGACTGCAATATCTTCGTACTCTTCAATAGAGAAATCCTCAAGATCCTTACCGCGCTTCTTAGCCATTGACACACGAGCTTGATAAGCATTAAACTTCTTACGGTCGTAATCTCGTACCGCCTTGGACTCATCACCACGAACTGTGATAAAAGCGCCACTATTCTCACCAGAAGGTGTCTTCAATTCAAATTCATAGCCAACTTCTGACTTTTCTGCTACATTATTCTTAGTTAGATTTAAACCCATTGTTTGCTCCTTTAGGTTGTTAATGAAAGGTAGTACATCTTCTGCAGACGTAATTCCACCAGATAAGAACTAAGTATATCACGCAAGATTAGCTTTTGCAAGAGCAGTTGCACAAATAAATAAACCCTCCAAGGATTGCTCCAAGGAGGGTTAGATTCAACTCAAATTAGATAGAAGTATCTTGGATTGAGATTGTAGTTGCTGGCAAACCAGCAGAGGTTACGTCGTTCAATAGGGCAACAAAGGAGTGTTGTTGTACCAAGCCCATTTCACCGTCAGCGCGGGTCGAGGAACCGAGCTTAACGCGAGGCATACAGATTGAGATTGCTTGAGCAGTCTTGCTGTTATCAGAAGTCAAAGCCAATACAACAGAAATTTCAGTCTCATCCTTGAAGAAGTCACGGAAAGTGCCGTCTTCAAAGTAAGTACTCATGTTACCTGTAACACGGATACGCCCTGTAAACACATCAGAAGCAAAGTTAGAACCAACTACGTTAGCAGCTTCCAGACCACGTTCAATAGAAATGTCAGCAGAAGTGATCACTGCACGAGGTACACCGTTTACAATCAGAGCACCGTTTACAGCAGCAAAGATACCATTAGTATTAGCAACTGTTGGTGAAGTGAAGTATTGAGAAGTACCAGTCAATTCAAGGTTCTTACCTTGGAAAGACATATCACAAGTTGTCAAACCAGTGGAAGGCAACTGCATGTTGAAACCACCAACCTTCATACCAGTGTAGACTTCAGACTGAGTGATATCAGAATAGAATTCTTCAATAGTATACGAGTCGTTAGTGTGACCAGTCAAGGGTGCATAGGTTGTTTTACCGACTGTGGAAACAGTTACGCCTGCAACTGCTGTATCAACTACCATGTCGGTGCCTGACAGGACACGGACGGTGATCATTGCGGCGGTTACAACACAAACCAAAGCGTTGTTGTTAGTATTAGCAGCATTCAAAGTGCCACCTGACATACGAACGATATGACCAACTTGGATACCGTCTGTAATGAATGAACCTGCAGCACGCGAGATATTCCACAATGAGCCGTTAGCAGCAGTAGTAATGGTTGCAGAAGTACCTGTTGGACCTACTGTGAAGTCACGAGCCAGGACTGACTGCATGAAATCAGAGTAGGAGCCAGGGCTTAATTCGCCATTGATCGAACCCTCTGCTTTTCTCACCCCGTGCCTGTATGCGCTTACTTGATAATCCGTCCGAATTTCCCCTGATTCGTAAGTGTCTTTGGTCAGGTTAAAATCCGAAGTTACACGACGAATATACTTACCCGACGCTGCACCAGCAAGAGTACCCCAAACGCTTTCTTTCTTGTATGCAACCTTTTTTGCTACACCTTTTGCAATAGACATAATATTTCCTTTTCTTTATTTTGCAAAATAAGGCAAAATTGCCTTCAGGGGAGCTACCCCTATTCAATACACCTCTGCAACCAAATCAATCAGCACAGGGACAATTACTTTCCCTTGACTGACTGAATTACCTGCAATCTGTGGTGTAGTTAAAACATGCAGAGGGGTTGTACCTTCAACTAGGGTCGTTCCTTTAGCAAAGTGCAAACGAATCAATTCAGCCCTCTGTAGTGCATCTGTAGTTCCTTTACCTAAAGGGTCAACAACAAATACTTGAAATTGAACTCTCTCTCTATGGTATCCTGTACCAAATACAGGATCGTCAGGAGGAGAAATAGTAAACTGGCAACGCTGATACATTGCATTAGAAGGTGCATCAAAATTAACTCCTTCGTAAGCTGTTACAACGCTTGGTACTAATGCTGCAAGGTGTTTCTCACAGGCTCTTTTGATATTAACTATTTCAGCCATTTAAGAAATCCTTGAATTGAATCTTGTAAATATCTAACAAGGCTTGTTCAGCAGGTTTAACTGTCCCGTTTGGAGCTTGAGCAGATTGACCGTTTTCAATGCTTAAAGCATACGGTGTATAGTTGGAGGCTGTGATTGAATCACCTAACTTATACTCTGTCATTACTTCCCTGATTGAGTTAGTCACTAAATCACCTTGTGTATCTCGGATATCTTTATTAAAATATCCCTCATCAGTGTTGATATGGAACTCCCAGTTTGCAAGTAACATACCTTCCTCTATGTCCCAACCTTCCGCCTGAAAGCGTTTTAGATACAGTTTATAATAAGCTTCAGTATCTCCTACTGGTGTATTCTCTACGATTGCATTTGCAGTCCCGTACATCACTTGAGTAACAGAGTTCTTCAAAGCTTTGGTCAACAAATCAACATAAGTATCAATTGACTTTTCCAAGTCTGCGGTATCTACTGTTACCATATCAACCCTTTACAGCAATGATTCTATAAAGGCAAGTAACTCCACCAGCAAAATGCTTTTGAATTGAATCTACTTTATATTGAAAGCTATCAAACACAATACTATCTGCTACAGCAGGAACAAAGGATTGCTCACCAGCAATGTAGAACATATAGCTTTCTTTACCAATCAAATCAGGGTAATGAAATTGACTTGCTCTAATATGTTTAGGGTAAGATAGTACAGAGTAATCCAAATCTGCACTGACAACAGCACCAGAAGCAGGATCATAAGTACTAGCACCCTTTTTCTTATAAGTTACTAAAACACCATTCCTAGCAATAGCTTCCTGTGAGGCTCTTAAAAACTGATTAGACATAAGCACCTCAGAATGTAAAATAACCTGTTGGAGTTGTGTCGTAACTTACAGATGGTTGTTGCACAATATTGTTATCCAAGTTAGAATCATTTGATTGCATCTGAGAGACAGATACACCACCAAACCAAGCTTGGCAATTTTGATACATTGGATTATTGTTTGGGTCTTTGATATACAAGATCAAGGCTTGACGATAGGATTCTGCTGCAGAAGTACCTTTAATCGTAAAGATGTCAACCGTTTCGTTACCACGCTGGGAAAGGTGCATTAGAATAATTCTAGCAGCATCCATAGCAGAGCGAGTAATACTGTCGTAATTCTTTTCCAATAAATAGATATAAGTACTATCTGGAAGAATTGGAAAAGTAGGATCTGTGTCAGCGCATTCTACACGCACCTTTTGAATGTTGTTTAACATGTTATTCCTTTTCTTTCCTTAACTCACAAAATAATGAGCTAAGAAAAGCCCTCCGAAGAGGGCCTAGGATAGTCTTAACGCAATACGTTAAACGCTATCAATTCGATGTAGTACATTTCACGACCACCTGTGGGCGTGCCAACAAGTTCAAGAAGTTAGATTCAGAGGCAATCTCAATCTTCTCACCCTTAGCATCACTGTAAGTCCAAGCGTAGGTTTGTTCACCCAAGGTGTTAACCAGATCGAACTTATTAGCTGGACCGAAGAATGTCTTGAAGCAGTCCATAGTGCCGGTAGGAACCATCACGGCTTCGTTAGCTGGGATGTGACGGGAACCGTTATACGAGCCGCGAATTTCCACGTAAAAAATATTTCCAAAATAGAAGGAGCGATATACGCCTTCACCGCCAGGACGATTACGCAGGATTTCTTGAGTAGAACTGTAGTACTTAAAAGCTTCCTTAACTCCAGCTTGCTTGATCAGCTTGCCGAAGAATTCAGGGGAGCAATAGCAAGTGAAACCAGTTGCCACTTCACCAGACTGGATATTGTCTTGAATGTGAGCAATACCTTCTTCAGCCTTTTCGTTTACTTCAGTGCCAGCAGTGCCCAGAACGAAGTCGATGGATTTCTGGGTAACTCCGAAATCGGTGAAGTACGAAAGGGACCCAATAGTACCGCTAGGGTTGAACTGAGTACCAGTGGTCAGAGTGTGCCAACGAGCAGCTTCCAGGGTGATAGCGTGGCTCTTACGAACACGTGCTAGTTTACGAGCCAATACAGCGTCGGTGGTCTCGACATTATCAGAACCATAAGCACGCTTACCAGAAACGTCTTGTGGAGTGATATAGTCGTCCAATGGGTGATGGGTTAGGCTGAAAGCCTTGATGATGCGGTTATCATCTTTGCTGACGTTGTTGCGGGCACCACGAACTTGGTCAGGAATCACAGCGATAGTACCAGTGGTGCTTTCAAAAGTGATAGTATTCTGAGCAACGGATTCTTCAGCAAACAAACCATCTTCACGCAGCTTGCCCCACAGATTTGGGACCAAGTTGATATCATTGGTGCGGTCTACAATCTCAAAAGGATTGGTAAAACTACGAACATTAGACATATTATTTTCCTTCTTATTCTTCTATTAGACTGTAGGAGCAACCAAGATGCCCAGAGCGGTCAAAGAAGCATAAATTGCATCTTTCTCAGCTTGCAGGTCATGAGAAGCGTCCAGAACCAAAGCGTCCTTAGAGACAATTGCTGGACCACGAACCATAGCCAGAACCTTGGTGTCAGTGGTAGCAGGGATAGTCTGGTCACCAACTACTAGGGCAGCGGCAGTTTGTGAACCGTCTACAGCAGTTTGAACGCAGATTTTGTATTTACCTGAAGCGGTAACCTTACCCAGCACAGTACCAACTGCGTAGGTCTTAATAGCAGCTTCGTTTACTGTAACTGCATCGTAGTTAAAGCCTTGTTCAGGAAACAGTTCTTGCTTAACAAGATTACTCTTGCGCAAGGTATCGGTAGCGATAGTAGCCATATTATTCTTCCTTTATAATTTGCAAATTACTTGACGCCAAACTGCGCTTTTAGCAGCTTAGTAACGCCGGACTCTTCAATAGCAGGTGCGGATTCCTCAGCGCTTGCACCTACTTCTTGGAACATTGCTGACTTCTCTACGAGAGCCTTCATATCACCAAGTGCTTTAACAACTTCTACGAATACAGCTTCGTCTTCAACCAGACCAACAGCCTTAAACAGAATTGTTGCAATTTCTTCGCTAGCTACAGCTTGCTTGACAGAATCAAAGCGAGCCTTTGTAATAGCTTCTTTCTTTTCAGCTTCAAACTTAGCTACTGTTTCCAGAGCCTTTTGAAGCAAGGTTTGTTGTTCAGCTAGTGCCTTTTCAACAGCAGCTAGTTGACTCTTTTCAACCATTTCGACTTCTTGTGTCATAGGGATTTCCTTTTTCTTAGAAACACGTCCTTTAGGACTTTTAGTAGCACCGGAAACCCCGGTAGCATCTTTTTCGATCTCTTGTTCAATTTGAATTTCAACAGGAGCATCTTCAACTTGTAGAACTTCTTCAGGATTGACAGCTTTCAAAATCAAGGCATAATCGGCACCATTAGCTGGACCACCTTGTTCTTTTGAAACCAATGCAATATGTGCATCTTCACGGCTAAAATCAATCTCTGAAAGCTTGCGCTTTGTCTTGGACTTAATCGTCATCTTCTTCCTCATCTACTTTTTCAATAGAAGCTAAAGCTCCAATTGAGATACCATTAATCTCACCATTCTTTACCAATTCCCAAAGTTGATCATCATGAACTTGAAAGCTCATAAGCCAAGTTCCCTTAGCTACAAACTTATCCCCAAGTACAAAATCAACAGGAGCAAGGTATGATTCCAGAACTTCAAAACTATCTGTCATGGCTACATGAAACAGATTAGTATTCATCTGAGAACGATTAAATGATTCCTTTGCTTTACGAACTTCTTCAGAAGATGTATAATCCCCATGAAGGTCAGTCGAATCTGGAAGCATAGCAATAAAAAGAACTTGTTTAAGTTCTTCATCAGCAGCCTTAACCACTGGTACGCTTTTAGTTTCTTTTTGCATATTATTCCTATAGCGTATATGTGCTCAATTATATCACTAAATATTCTGATATTCAAGAGCACATATTCATTTAGATGATAAGATACCTTACAAGCTCTTGTCTTGTGTTACTCAAGGAGTAAAGGAATCTGATCTTTGTAGCACCATCACGATATGTCTGACAGAATGTTTTAGAACTTTCAATTGCTGTACCTTGCGGGACTGTCAAGAAAGTAAAAGGTTCAATGTAGTTATAATCTACGTTATAACGATACATACGTCCAGTAGCATCCTTCATGATATAAATGTCTCCATCAATATCCGTAGCAGAGCTACCTGTAGTGAAGGTTTCCATTTGACCAGAATAAGGCAAAGCTGAAACCCAAGTATTCACTGCAATATCGTAAACATCCAGTACGTTTGATGCACCTCCACGGAAGGAATAGATATAGCGTCCTTTTTGTTTGATTAGTGTAGTAGTGTAATGAGCACCGTAAGTACCATCTGACCAAGCTGAATCCTTAACTCCGTCGATCCAGGCGGACAGTCCGCCTGCTGCCATAGCACCGGCACGGGCAGCAGTAGGTGAAAGAGTACTCCAAGAGTTACCTGAGACAGAATAACGATACATGGTTACTGCGTTATTACCTAGCAGGTACATATAATCATCATTGCCTTCAATAACATAAGCAGACGTAGCATCAGGTGTTACTGTCCAAACCGCTGAAACGGTTAGTGTGGTTGCAGTATTACTTGAAATGGTTCTAATCTGACCAATACCAGTACCTGCTGTAATACGAACTTGAGAGTTTGCCCAACCGTTAGTAGGCCAAGTCTTACCAGTTTGAATCAAAGTGGTAGTCGTGTTAGATCCTGTAGATGTACCTGTCTCTAGTCCTGCACCGTCATTTGTGCTAATACCTGCTGTAGAAAGCAAAGAACCACAAGTTCCGAATGTAGTAGGTAAACCAGTTACAGACTTAGCTGTCCAACCGTTTGTTGCTCGGTCATACACCGAGAAACCAACAGCACCTGCACCTGAGTTAAAGAACCACAAAGAACCAGACATAATCTGGAAGACTGTAGTGTTATCGAAAGCTACACCGTTTGCTGGACTTACTGTAACAACTGAGTTTGCACCCATTGTGTTCTTGGTGATCACCCCAATATAACCAATACCAGTGCCAGAAATAACACGAATATTACAAGGGCTTAGATCACGAATAAGTGTAAGAGTAGTGGTGATAGTAGTTGTTGTACCTGCACTAGCTGTACTAGAATTGGCACCACCGGGTGCAAAGTAAGGACGCAAGCAACCGCAAGCTCCTGCACCAAATGTCCCTGCAATACCTGAGTTAGGTAACTGCATCCAACTATCCTCTGTAGCTGAATAGTTCCAGATTGCTGATGCACCCCCTACATATACAGTACTGTCACTGGTAGGCAGTAAGCCTGCACGGTCTGACACCACAAAAGAGCCAGCAGCAGTGTTGCCAGCCGCAAGCATTGAACAATACTCAGGAGTCTTTTTATGTAGGAGTTTTCTTAAATTAACTGTTGTTGCCATATTAACTCACAATAATATTGTTATACAAATATTGAGCACCTGCATTTGAGAAAGCCCTCTGCAGGAAATCAACACCTTGGTTTGCTACTTGGTTTACGTTAGTAACTGTGGTTACAGTACCAAGAGTCTGAGCAGAAGCAATTGCAACCGTTGGGTTTACTTCCGTAGCATTTACAATTAAACGATCCATCGTATCAAGACGAGGGAGCTTTTCAAGGATCTGCGAAAGTAACAAAGTTGATTGAGCAAGTAATTCTTGTTGAGTGGTTTCTTGATTAATTCCACCTAAAATTGATGTACTAGGCATTCATATACTCACAATCAAAATATCTAGAACATTTCCAGAAACATCTGTTTTATACCAAATGCTATTCTGGGTAGGCTCTGTTTGTTGAACAAAAGTAGGAAGACCAACCATCCCCGCACCGCCTGATCCAATTTCTTTAATTGAGTTGTCAGTGTGTTTGGTGAACAGCTTACCGTCTGCTGTGTTGATCCCAACTTCACCAACATCAAGGTCGCTAGAAGTTGGGACAACCCCTGTAGTGGTTGATCTTTTTAACTTAATGATTGCCATAAGCCTCCAATTACTTATTTGACACTTGACTCTCCGATGGAGTCGTGATATGATTTAATTTTACTTGAAAGGATTAGATGTATAAAGACATTACAAACCAGAAATTTGGTAGACTCTTGGCAGTATCCTACGCAGGTTCTAAACTTCGCGGAAATGGTCAGAGACTTGCAATATGGAACTGTCTGTGTGACTGTGGTTCAGAAGTTGTGCTTCCAGGTGCTACACTAAGAAGCGGTAATACAACTTCTTGTGGTTGCTGGCAAATTGAGTCAACAATTAAACGATCAACAACACATGGGATGGCTAATACCAAAGAGTACACTTCCTATCTCAGAATGATTGCTAGATGCACAAACCCAAATACAGATGACTTCCATGATTACATGGGAAGAGGTATTACCGTCTGTCAAAGATGGCTAGAATCTTTCCAAAACTTCTTTGACGACATGGGACGTGCACCAAGCAGCTCTCATTCTATTGAACGAATTGATGTGAATGGAAACTACTCACCAGAAAATTGTAAATGGGGTACGCCTACTGAGCAAGCTAGAAATAAACAAAGAACCCGTAAGGCAATGTTCAAAGGAGAACTTCTCCCTGTTGCTACAATAGCGGAACTACTTAATAAACCCTATACGTCTGTAATCTACAGATTAAATCACAATATTCAAATAGAAGATTGGAATTAAGGGAACACGCCACCATCAACGACATCAACATGTAAGGTAACAAAAGCGTTACCTGCATCTTTTGTCCATGACATAGAAGGACCCATGCGGAAAATACCGTTAGTACCGTCACCGTAAATGTAGTTACTTGTCCCACCACTTACCACAGCTACTTTTTCATCAGTAGATGCAACAGGGATGTTCAGAGCGGTCTTGAAAGAATCAAAGGTAATCTTCTTTTCTTTCTGGCCGACTCCATCTGCATCGTGGATGATGAGCAAGTCTGCTGCACCATTTACTGCACCAATAGTTGTCAAATCATCAATAGCTGGTACAATGGGTAACTTGTTTGTTGCATCAGTTGCAACATGCAAAGTACCACGGTCAGTAGTGACCATTGGTTCACCAGCCAACATACCAGATGTAGGTAGGTTAGCTTTTAAACCTCGTTTAAGTTGAAAACGTGCCATCTTTTATCCTTACATGAATTCCCCGGCATCAAGCGGAGATTTAATTGAATCATCTACAACGTCTTCAGCACGCCATAAACCAGTCTTAAAGGTCAAAACTTGACCCTCTTGAGGGCTAGGTACAGATACGTCACTTAAATTGCTCAGAGAGGTTGTATTGCTGTTTGAAGGGATCTCTACGTTAGGAACTTGCTCTGTTGTGCTTACAACAATACTAGGAGCTTCCTCTTCTACTACAATGATAATATCACTCATACAGTAATAACCTCCTTCACTGTAATCTTCCCTTCGATAGCTCTAAACGTATTAGATCCGTTATACAAGAACAAATCATAATTCACTTCAGAGAAAGTCAAAGAAGCTGTGTCAGTTAAAGAGAAGATCATCGTAACACCACCTGTTACTGTATTAATATTCAACTTAGAGTTAGTTGTACTCAACTCTAAAAGGATATCAGGGTGAGAAGGGTATTGCCTCAACTGCATCTTCGCTGTAAAGCCAGTCAAATCCTTTACGGAGTTATCACCATTCTTTAGAAGAATAGTCTTAGACAAAGGAACACCTTGCTCTAATGTAAAATTGTAATTTGCTGCTGGCATATTTCACCTCTTTGTTATTACTGGATTATATCATGCAAGAATCAAAACTTCTAGTACAGATTCATCAACTTGTCAAGTTGTTTATTTCATACAAGATTCTTGACTTCTCTTGGTTGTTCTCTTATAATGATCTCAAACTCACAGAAAGGCTAAGAATGCAACTCAACAAAGTTAAGATCACTCTGTCATTAGAAGATACCTTCCTTGATCTGAGCTACTACAAAGTTCAGATTGTGTACTGGGATAAAGAAACAATCAATCGAGTAAATCAGTCCTGCTTTAAGATTGGTTCACTCATGCTTAAACTGATGCAAGAGCTAGACAATCTTGGGCAGGAACTTGAAGTAGAATTTAAGATCAAGAATAACCCAATTGCTTTAGTTCAGCTTCAAAACGTAACAGGTCAGCGTACAGAGAAAGAGTCAAGATATAAATCTGCTATCTCTCTAACTGAAACTGTAAAGGATGCTACTCGTTTGAAAGAATTCCTGAAGTACCATAACTGTACTTGTACATAATCAAACCCTCCTAGGATTTATTCTTAGGAGGGTTTTGTTTTTTAAGAGGCTGTAAATACACCCACTGACATAGCCATTCTAGAATATCCACCGGATTGAGAATCACCCGAGGTAAATGACTGATTAGTCAAATTATTAGCAGATAGTCTTTCCAATGTCCAACCACAAGACTCATGAGTCGTCACTAACGTATCTCCACCAGTACTAATCGGTAATGAATTACTATAGTAACTACCAAACAATGCAAAAGCTACACTGTTAGAAGGGATAGTGAAGGTTGAGGTCGTGAAAGGTGACGGAGCATAATCTGTACCCGTTCCTGAATTAGAGGAATTTACCCATGAACCAGAACTTGTTGCATATTGAACAACAGATAGATCCAAGACTGCACCATTCTGAGCTTGAGTTACTGTAACCACATTACCAGATGATGCAACGGAAGACAAGCAATACCACAATTGAGCAACAGATGGATAACCGCCGCTTAATGTTGTACCAGTTGATCCTGCCGTATACGTATTTCCAGCCGTGTCAGTCACAGAAGTAATACTGTTGGCACCTGTTTGGTCGTATCTAATTGCAACAATAATCAAGTTACCTGCTGATGCATTGAACGCTGGTGACACTCTTGTCATTTCTGCAGAACCACTAGGGTCAGTACTTGTTACAGCACTCACACGAGAAATTGTACCAGGGGACAATGTAACTGGTCCGACTGAGGAAGAGGTTGCATATGCGCTATTACCAAGGGCATTACTAGTTTGTACTCTGTATGAGATATTTGTACCAACATCCCCAGCAACTAATGTATAGTTACTTGAAGTGGCACCACTAATAGGTGTACCATTCCTCAGCCACTGACGTGAATATCCTGTTGGAGAGTTTGTCCAAGATCCATCACTACCAACTAATCCACTGCCTTGTACCGTATTGCCTGTAATAGACGGTAATACTGTGTTTACAGGGATAGCCAATCCTACTACAGTCGAAGTAGCACTAGAGTATGAAGTGATTGCTCCACTAGTGTTAGTTGCAATTTCTTTATATCGCAACACAGCACCAACATCAGCCTCTTGGATTAGGTATGTCAACGATGTTGCACCAGAAATATCTACACTATTACGTTGCCAGTTTCCTGTCAATGTTGGTGTAGGATAACCCGTCCAAGTACCTCTTGTAGCTGTTAATGTCTGGCCCTGTGTTGCTGTTCCAGCAACGGTAGGAGCAGTTTGATTAACAGGTGCAGTAGGGATGAATTGATTTTGCCAACCAGAAGGTAAAGCAATCTCATACATATCAATATACCTCTCACCTGTCGTAGGGTGAGCACCACTCGTACCATTCCAATCACCACAAGTAATAACTCTTGTCCCCGCCAAATTAATACTCGCAGGCGCTTCATTATAGTCAGACTTTGACCCAGGTGTTTGATTACAGGAAGGTGAAATAAACCATTTTACAGCTTGGGCTTCTGGTTTAATTTGCATCATGTGCAGAGTGTTAGCAAGACCGTTCGATGTCAAACTTTGAAGTGCATATGTGCTAACAAAAGTCCAACCATCGGCTGCTCCTGTGCATACGCCAAAGTGCATACCTGGGTAAATACCTCCATCAGTGTGGAAATCAATAACTCCAGCACCTAGATTTGCATATACATCAAGCTGCCCTTCATTACCATACCCCTTCAGAGGGCCTGTAACAGGATTAGCTGACCACTTATCTCTTCTGGTATCCTGATAAACAAAGTACCAAACACCATCTACACTACTCCAACCAGAGTGAGAGGCTTCTGGAGCAATTCTGAATGGATTAAATGTACTAGGATTGAAATCAATAGGCCAGAAATAGGGTGCTTCCATGTTAGATGAAATATAGTCATCTTGAAATCCGGCATAAGCTCGGCTGTGGTGGATAACAATACCTGAAGCATCAGGAGAGACTTCCACCATGTTAGGCTTGAATTTAAATGTAGTTCTGGCAGCTTCATTAG